ATCCTTTTTTTACAAAACCCATATCGCTAGTCTTTTCTAATTCTTTTAATTTATTTCTGCTCCAAGTCAAAGCAGCCCTACCCCCCCAAGCATCGTACATAAGCAATCCGCATCCTTCTCCATAAGATGTTGAAGTTTCTAAGTCAACTTCATGACGACTTAAATACGAATACATCCGCTTAATCGTGTCAACCGATACAGGCTCGCCATTTGCTAGCTGATTCGCTCTTTGTTTCCCTACGGGAGTTCCACAAGGTCCCCAGCCATTCTCCTCAACGTATTTCAAAACTCGCTTAGCGTTATTTCTAACCGCCTCTGGATAATCAGAATACGTTTGCTCGGCTTTTTCTAGCATTGCTTATTCGTTTACCCAAATATACAAAGAAAAAAAATTAACAAACAAAACCACCTACAGAATAAAGGTATCCTTAAAATATCTTCTTGCGTAAGACTCTGAAACATAAATAACTACACACGAGCAATTTATAGTCTGCTCTGCACCTCCATTTAAATCGCCAGGCTTATCCATTAATACTTCAACGCCTCTAGTGTTAAACACAAACGGCTGATCGAATCTCTTAGGTTTATTCTGCGCTAGAATATGCTGAATCCTTGGCTCTTTAGCTCCTCCGTGAATCCATATCTTCCAAAGTTGAGTTCCAGTCTGATTGGCCCAATCAATTGCAGACTTCATCTTTCCCTCATTGTAAGCTCGTGTCGATTCCGTTCTAGCAATTGCCCTAGCTCTTTTAATATCAGGAATCTGTCGAATCAATAGCTCCTCAATTTGTCTAGGATTTAATCCATCTTTAATTCCTTGAGCAACTATCTCATTTACCTTCTTTTGACTAGTATCTGTTACCTCAAATATTAACTGACCTAAATTCTGAATAACCCAACTCTTAATGAACTCAAGCCAAGCACTAATAAAAAAATTATCTGGCAGAAACTTCTTCTCTCTATTATCTTCTCGTATTCTATTATACTCCTTAGTTGCAGAATCAACAAAAACCTCTTGGTAGAACTTTACGTAAGCATCTTGCATGGGCAACAATGGAACAACTGGTTTAGCTTGCAACTTCAACGCCTCTGTAAATATTTTTACTCCAAGGCGTTCGTATCTCTTCAAGTCTGCTTGTGCTGACCTTCTAACCTTAGAGTAATTTATTTTTCTCATTTCTTATGCTTGGAAATCCACAAAGTCCGTTGCAGCAGTTCCTAAAGCCTCATCACTAGGAATCACGTTGCTTGGAATCCAATGAACGTCCATAGCTGGGTCTTCGCTCGCGTGCCAGTTCAATAAGCTTCTAACCTCGTTTCCAGTAAAGTACGGAGATTTGCCGTACGTGTCTAAAATAACTTGAACATCTGGTTGTAACTCAGAGAATGATGAAATATCAAAGTCAATCACGTAATCCATGCCGTAAGACTTTCCAATCCACTGCGTGAACTTCTCCTCAATCATTTGTAGCTGTGGCATAATCACATCGGTAACCAAAGCCTTCTGTGCGCCTTCTAAATTGGCATAAGTTGCATTTGAAGTGAACAACACAGGATTTACTCCCCAAAGACCGCAAAGCGTTTGCAAGTCCATATTCTGAGAGTTTATGATATCCATCGCCACAGGACTCAATCCGATTGCATCGTAACGCAAAGGAATCGAAGACGCGACAATTTTATTTAAGTTCTTATTTCCGTTTATCCTCTCATCAATCCGCTCATCCATCTTTGCGCGTTGATCAGGGGAAGGCCAAAACTCAGGATTGTTTACATTCGGAGAAATAATGCCTTTTGCGCCTCCATTCTGGAAAGTCTTCTGCTTTGCCTCGGTCGCTTCGTTATTAGCTTGTAATGTCGTTAAACCAGCCAAGAGTGGAGGCATACCTCGAAGTTGTGCGCCGTTCAAATCCCAAGTTAAATTGGTGGTTTTAATATGCAATACTTGGTCGGCTGGAATGGGAATATTTTGGTCTCCAATTATCAATTTATAGCCACTTACAGGCTGAAATAAGTTTCCAGCTACAATTTCAACGTAGTTGGAAGGCATCACATACATTTCCTTAATCTTGCCCTTGTTTGGGCCGTCAGATGGAGAAAATCCATAAACAAAGATTTCACCGCTAGTATTGTACCACGTTAGCATTGAATCAAGAAACTCCGCCCAAGTTTGCATCGGATTCGGATTTCTAATTAACTGGTTTACTGGATCGGAGTAATTTACGTCTTCTAATTCCTTTTTTCTAAACGCTATGCTCTGTAATCTATTTAACTCTTTCGCGCTATACTTTCCGCCTCTGTATTTCTTCGCTGCTTCAGTTTCTCTGTAAACGTAAGTCGGGCATTGCTTACCTTTCTCAGCTATCTTTCTAATAATTGAGTAAACAAGCGCGTTTCCTTTATATCCTTTGTCTATAAATGTCTGTTGGTTTGAATCGTACCAAACAACAAGCGTAGAGGCCGTAAACTGGCCATAAAGTATTTGATTGAGTAGATTTACATCTGGATAAGTCTTCGTTGGCGTGACCGTTGGAGCGATGTAATTCTGAAGAGCCTTTAAGAGCATAGCATATTCGTTTAGACAAATATACTTATTTATTCTTTTCTAAAAATGTAACTCCGTAAAACCAAGTTACTACCATAACGGCGCGAGCGCTCCAATGCCAATTAAATACGTTAAAATCTAGCGTTACGAAAACGATAAATAAATAAGTGATTAACATTAAAATAAGCGCGGCAATTGTTTCTTTTTTCATATTGAGAATTCAAAATTGTTTTTTACCATTAGTTCAGTTAATCCCCAAACAAGCGCGTCAACTCTATCGGGGCTTTTCCCTTTGTCGGGGTCAAAGGTTACCATTTGCGATTCTAGAAGCGGAAAACTTCCAACGTGATATATTTGCCCTTGTTCGTAAAGCGAGTAAACGGGCTCAGCTCTCACGTATTTTCCCTTGGTTGCGGTCACTAGCTTTATTCTAAAATTTGTCCCTTGAGATTTTAATACAGCTTCGACCATGTCACCGCCTTGATTCTTTTCAGCTACAATACAATCGGCATTCCAACGAAAGGCCGCGTCCGTTGCAACTTTTGCCCAATGATTAGGCGAATACTTTCCGCTAAGGTCTTCCAACACATATCCAAAACCTTCGCTATCTTTTCCAACTACAATTAAACCAGTTTCATCGCTATTCATATTTGCAGTCGTTGCGGGGTCAATTGCGACTATTATTCTAGAAAGGTTTGGCGCTTCATCAATTCGGGCTTTTCCAAGTATCGCGCGATTCCATAGCATTCCTTCCGCATCATCTAACCAAGTACCTAAAAATAGGTGTTCATAGCGCGCGCGGTTTTCTTTCTTTGTCTTTTCCGCTGCTTGGATGAATGAATCGGATAAGTTTTCTTTGTTGTCTATGTAGGTTGTATGAATGTATGTTGTGTCCTTTCTTTTCTTTTTTACAAAGTCGTTGTAAATCCAATGAGATTTGTAAGCGGGATTCATTACTAAAATCACGCGGTTGTAGTTTTCCTTCGCGCGTATCGAAAGGTCCACTTTGTCGAATACATCGGAATCGGTCAATTCTTCGGCTTCGTCAATAACCCAAGTTGACAAACCAGCAATCGATTTTAGATTTGCAGTGTTAACGCCTGAACTCGTTTTGATTCCTCGAAATAAAATCTTTGAGCCTGTGAGTTTATTAATGATTTCGGATTGGGTTACTTCGAAGTCGTTAACTTTTCCCATTATTTCAATTTTATCCAAGAATTCAGGGATAATCGAAATAAACGCGGAAACCAAAGTGTAACGCGTGAAAAGAATCACGTGGCCTTTCTCATAGGTTAGATTCAAAAGGAAAAGCGCCAAAGTCCAAGATTTACCCGATCCACGTCCGCCTGTGATAAGATAATACCTTGTATCAGGTTGCTCGTAAAATAACGGCTTGTAATCTTCTAGCAAGTTAATCATTTAAAATAGTTTGTTTTCTTCGCTCAATTCCAGCGCTTGCGGTTCGTCTTCTTCGCTTATCACCTTCGCCGCTTCAATCGCCACATTTCTACCAATCCACTGGATTGGAGGCGCGATTTTTTCGCCGTTGGTCGTTACGTCAATTTGCTGCTTCGGTAATCCAAACCGATACGAAAGCCAAAGTTTTAGCGCTTGCGTGTCGCCTTGTTGACACTTAAATAAAAGCGCGTTCCAAATTTGCTCAGGTACGGCAAGCGCGTCCATTTGTTCTATTAACTTGACTTCCTGTATTTTAGGCTTGCGGCCTGCGCCTTCCCTAGCGCCTCCATTTTTCCCCATAACTTACAAAGGTTTGCAAAAGTGAAAAAAACTGATTATTCAGTCCTAAAGGTAAATGAAAAAAAATAAATAAATA